GTCGGGCGTCATTACCCGGCCCGATAGTCGCATATCTGCGCATGCGTTGCAACGCCATAATAAGCGCCACCGATAGGCGCGGCAAACGGGGGCGGTCCCGGTGCCGCGAACCACGGGCCGCGAACCACGGGCCGCCGTAGCGCGCCCGGCGATACGTTTGACACGATTGGCGGGGCGCGGGCCGCGGGCAAGTGTGACGCCATAAAAAAAGGGGCGGCTGTTGGGCCGCCCCGTCGTCGTCGCTTATGTCGTCGCGCCTTATGCGGTCATTAACTCCAGCGCCGCCCTATGCGCTCGGGATTTAAGCGCGCCGCCTGTGCCGTCGCCGAAGAGGTTCGACGCGACGTTGTGCGCGGTGCCGCGATTTTTAACAGGTCGCTGATCAGCCAGCCATGTCACGGTATTAAGCGCGCCCCAAACGGTGCCGCGTGTCGTCGCCAAATCATGCCCGGGGTTGATATCGGCGGCGGGCGGGGCCGTGATATCTTCGGGAAGCCCTGCGGCGACGTTGCGGGCGATAGCATCAAGGCGGGCCGAGACATACCGCGCCGCCTCGCTTTCATCCTCTTTGCCTACCGCGACGAAATCCCGGCCTAGATAGTAGGCGAAGGCTTTACGGACGCCCTCCGAATGGATCACGCGCCCACCGTCCGTGGTTTTTTCCGTGCCGCGCATAACCGCCCGGAAATATTCCAGCGCCTCGCCATCGGTCAAAGCGCGGGCGGCCATGGCTTTTGCTGCGCCAACAAAAGAGCCGAAGCTTTCCGCGTTTAAACCCAGCGCGGTTTCGACGGCTTCGGGGTCCAGTGCTACGCGGTGATCGTGCCGGAATATGTCGGCCTCTTTCTCACTCATTGCAAACGTAAGGGTATTATTGCAAACGACGCGGGTTTGAACGCTAGCAAACGTGTTCGCGTCGCGGCCCGTATGCCGGACAGTAAAGAGGGGGCGACTGGTCACGGTGTCCCCGTCGCCAATATCGGCGGACAATCCCGCCTCTAATTGTACCCATGCCGCCGCGCCGCCGAACAACGCGCCCGCCGTTATAATATCGTGTCCATGTTTGGCGCGGATATCGTCGGCTACTTCAAGGATCGCGCGATTCTGTACCGGTTGCCATTGCCCGGCGATGTAGGGGCCGGTCACGTGGTTATTGTCGGTGCGCTCTATGTAGAAAGAATCCGGAATCGGCGTACCGTCGGTGCGGTGGTTTGGGCGACATTCAACGGTATAGTTCAAACCGGCGGCTTCGGCCCATGTGTCAATCGATGCGCCCGCCTCTACGATCTGCGGGTTGGTCTCGGGGGCGTGCCATGGGGCGGCGTCGCCTGCCCGATATGCCATTGCAATTGTGCCGTCTGCTTGTGTTGCTAGTTCGTGAGCCATTTTTAGGTTTCCTTTGATAAAAAAAACGGGGCGGTTTTACCCCGCCCCATTTTCTCGCATGTTCTCGCATGTATGTAAAGCGCTTTATTTAACGCGCCCCATGTCGCCCGCAATATGGGCACGTAGGATAGAGCCCGGCGGTAAACTCCGGGCGAATCGTTTGTGCTGTTCGGCGTCGGTCTCGGTGGGCTCAGTCTTATTGGATAAACCGCGCCAGTGTAGCGCGACGTTTCCGCCGCCCGCATAACAGCCGCCCGGGTCCGAATTGTCGCCCGCCTTTCTTTTCGACGCGCCGTGTGCGGTGAAGATCACAAAATAGTCTCTTTCGGACCGGGCGCATAAGGGGCGACCATTGCCGCAACCGGAACAACTAATGTCGCGCAATTCTGCCGGGCAACGGACGCCACGCGTTCTGCCGTCGGTCATTACCTTATGAGAAGCGCGGCTGTCCCAATAGTTCGCCGGAACAACGGCAACGGACGCGACCCCGTGTCGGGTTTGTTCTGCCGCGTCGTTTGTATCTGTCGCCGAATAATTAAAAACAGCCTGACCGGGCGCGCCGGTATTTTGCTCTGCCCATGTCGGCGGCGGAAAATGCGTGTACAAATAAGCCTGACCCCGCTTCGGAACACCTGCCCGCAATGCGGCCTCATATTCTCGGTCTATCTCGGTTGTGGATGTCGCCGCCGGTTTCAACGGGCAACTGTCCGGACAGGTTCCGTACATGTCGCCGGGCGCGGCGCGGTATGTCACAGCAAGCCCTGCGGTTTTTTTAGATCGGGAGCGTTCAACGGTGTTAAGCATCGGTGCGCACCTCCCGAACAAAAACGATATCCCGGTCGCCCGGATGATCATAACAGAGTTCCGCATATGTCAGCGCCTCGTCCAGCGTGTCGTATTGGCGGGGCATCGGCTTTCCGAGTCGGACAATTTCCCACGCGGTCGGACCGGTCGGGTTTTCTAATCTTTTGAACTTCACACTTCTAGACATTTGGTTTCCTTTGGTATGGGTTTACTCGCATACCCTAGCGCACAAAAAACCCGGCTGTCAACCGGGTTTAATGCTGCGTTAATAACCGCGTCGTTTTCTTGGTCGGGATCGTCGCTGCCTTTTAGGTGCGGGAGCGTTCGCATATTTTTTCCAGTCGGGGCCGTATAGCAGGCGACCTAATATCGCAAACAAGAACATTACGCCCCCCCGTGGATCAAGGTATTAAAAAACAGCCCGAGGGGCTCGTTCGTCATCAGGCAGAAAATAACCGCCATATTGATAAGTAAGGCGACAGCAAAAAGCGCAGTGATCCCCGCTGCTTTTGTCGCGATGCTGAGAGGGCGGGTCATCAGGCAGATTCCCGGGTTTTAAGGGACGCAAGCGAGACGTCGCCTTTGTCTGGATCAAATAAATAATTGACCGCGTCGGGGGCCTCCTCTGCGCCGAAATCCTCCGGCATCGTCCAGACAAAGCCAGTCCCTGTTCTCCAATATGTTGCTTTTGTAGAACGGAAACGCGCCTCGGCAGACGAAAGCGCTTCCTCTTCTGTGGCAAAGAACTGCCCGTTATAGCAGCTCTCGCCGTTAACAATAAAAACAGGTCTATATGACATGGTGGTTTTCCTTTGGTTAATGTGTAGGCCCTCAGTCTATGCGATTATATCGGACAAATCAACCCCATAATTTCATCCCAGTTAAAGGGTTCCTCAACAATCAAGTCGGCGGGGTGCTTTACGCCGTCCATGCGGGCATCAACGGCTTTCGACGCGTGATAAATCCTGATGGTCGCTTTCTCGTTATCCTTTTTACGTCGAACCAAAATCCAAGCGCTGCCGTTCTTGTGGTTATCCATCCACGTAACCTGATGAGGGGACAGCTCGATGGCGTTGCCCTTCGTGTGCTTTAGCTCGACAAAATGAAAGGTGCCGCGCTCGTCCATTACGATGACGTCGGGAACGCCGGGCGTGGCCCACGTTTCCAGACGGGTCATCGTAAGTTTACGGCTACTCTTGTCTATCCCCGTTTTCATCAGCTTCCACAATCCGCTCTCCCTGTTCGCCACGGCTCTCGGAACTATTCTCGTCTTCGGGAGTGATGTCGATGAGGGCATAACTTTCCTTTATATCTTGCAAGGCTTTAAGAACTTCGTCCTTCGACATGCTGTCGATAGAACCATGGCGGACTTCGCTTTTGCTCACGTAAATATCGCCGTGGGCCATGCCCCGGCTTTTCTCGGCTTGCACGGCGGCGCTGTATGCTCCGTTTTGCAGAGCGAGGTCTCGGATAACCTGTAGGTCTCTCAGGTGTCGCTGAAACGTGACGCCGTATTTCGCGTTCAGTTCCTCCCGGTACGCTTTAATCCGGGCTACAACGTGCGGGTTCTTGCTGGGGTTCAAAAGCTCCGAAGACCGCGTTCTTGCGGACCCGGCTGGATACCCGGCGTTTATGGCAGCCTCAACCTGCGTGATCTGACCATCCTTACTGATAAGCTCTTTAACAAAGCGCTCTTGCTTGTCGTTCAAAGGGGTGTCGATGGTGTAGCGTTTCGGAGAAGGTTTACCCGCTCCTCCCCGGGTCTCTACATAACCGGGTTGGTCTGATTTTCTAACATAGCGGCCTTTACGTGGCATGGCAGGTCCTTCCTGTTGCAGTGCCGAAACACTGGTTTTCCTTTTCCCTATTATATATAGGCTCAAAATGAAAAATATATTTGAAAATATATTTGAAAATGGCATTCAATGCAAAAATCCTGTTCCATTAGCTAACCCCTGTTCTAGCAAGTGGAACACTTAATGGAACACTCCAAACCCTTACGTACCAACAGTTACAGCAGTTCTGTTCCATTGTTCCACCTGTTCCACGTAATTTTAAAACTTTTTTTAAAAACTTCTCACGCGTACGCGCGGTAACTAGAACGGGCCCACGATCCGCGGTCCGCGCCCCGCCCTCTCCGCCCCCCAAAACACTCCCCTCCGCCCTCCGCCTCGCCCCCTCACCCCCCGTAAACGGCCCTAGAAGCGCCCTCCAGCGACTTCCGTCCCTTTTTGGTATACCCATAGCCGCCGCACCTAAATCCTCCCCTCTCACGCGCTTAACCTGCCCTTTGGCCGCCTCCTTCTTTTCC